CGGCGGCAATGATATCATTTACAAAGGACTCGTATCCCAAACATTATATCTAGTACCCTTTGAAACCGTGTCTTTGAGATTATCTAGCAAAAATGATGAAGTAATTGGGTATGACAAACTAGCCTGGGATCAATACGGAGTTATGAGTAAAATTGGCTTCTTTCCGATTGAGCAGGTCATACACATTAAAAGGCCAAATCCAAGTTGCATTTACTGGGGCCTATCTCCTCTCATTCCTGGGCGAAGAGCGATGTTATTTAATCGGTTTTCATCGCAATACCTCAATAACTACTATCTCAAAGGCGCGGCCCCAGGGTTAGTGCTTGAGTTATCAAATGAAGTAAATCTTGAAAAAACTAATCGGTTAATCAGATCATTTGAACAAGCATATACTGGCAGAAAAAACCAGAGACGAACTATGATATTACCACCTGGTGTTACCGCCAAAAATCCGATGCATACTTTAGCAGACCAACAACTTAGGGAATATATTACACTCAATAAGGAAACTATTTTAAATTTGCTCCATGTCCCGAAACATGAAGTATCTATGCAGACCTCTGGTAGTTTAGGATCAGAGGAATATCTTGTTGCGCTCAAAAATTTTTGGGAATCAACACTAATCCCCACCCAAAAAATGATCTCTGGAGAATTTACTAGATCATTTCGGCATGCATTAGACAAAGATGAGTTTTTTGAATTTGATAATTCAGATGTTGAAATTTTACGAGATAACAAAGTAGCTAAAGCAGATTTGGCTTCAAAAATGCTAACTACTCATTCAATTAATGAAGTTAGAGCAGAGATATATCAACTTGCGCCAAAAGATGGGTATGATGATATTGGTCAACCACAAGCGCAACAATCACCATTTTATGGCCTAGGTTTAGATGATCCTAAGATTGATAAAAATGTAGATCTATCTAAAGAAGATGATTCTAATATTTATCATGAAAATTTAAAAGCTGCTGACAGTCTTATTAAAGCAACAGGTAACTGGTTTGAAGATCATAAAGAAGCACTAGACAATTCAATTAAAAAACCAGTAAAAAACTTAACTAAGTTTTTGATCGATATGTTTGCTGATCAATCAATAGATTTTATTAAAATTATCAATGATACCTTATCAAATAAAAATATACGTGCGGTGAATATCAAAGCTGATCCTACTAATGAAATTAATGATAGTAAGTTTAAAAAAACCAAATCTAGAATTGATGATGCTATCAATAAGTATCGAGATAGATATATAGAAGTTACCAAAGATGAGTTAGCACCTGTTGTCGAAACTGGCTATAAACTTGCTGTAAGAGTACCAGCCAAATTACCAGAAGATAAAATTATCGCTTTAGGGGAAGAAACTAAAGAGAAGAGAAACGCGCTTCTTAAAGCGCGTGCCTTGGATTCATTCCAATACTTATCTGAAACAATTAGCCAAAATGTTATGGGAATCATAAAAAACGGCGTCAAGGATAATTTGACTGTTGATAAAATAGCCAAACAAATCAGTGGTAACTATGCCGAAGATATAGATAAGCCATTATGGAGAGCGACTAGAATAGCTCGGACAGAAAGTTTAATAGCTAGCAGTATTGGGCAAGCAGCTGCTATGAACAACGCAAAAGAAATTATTCCAGATCTAAAAAAAATGTGGTTATCCACTAATGATTTACGAACTAGAGGAAATCCATCAGGATTATATGCAGATTCCAAAACAGATCATTGGGGAATGCATGGTCAAATTAGGAACATAGATGAAGATTTTGAAGATCCGCGCAGCGGCTCAAAATTATCATGGCCACGCGATTTAAAAGGATCTGCTAGTGATGTAATCAATTGCAGATGTACATGGGTGGTTTTACCAGCTAAAGAAATGGGTAAATTTTCGCAGCAAGATGAGGCAAAGCCGAATGATTAATCAAAGATTTGATTTTAAAGTAAAAGCAAACAGCAAAGGTTTATTTGTTGAAGGATATGCTAACCCAAACACATTCGACCGTACTGATGAGCGAATTGATCCGAAAGGTTGGGCGCTTGATAATTATAAAAAAAATCCGATTGTGCTATTTAACCACGGTTTAGATCCAACATTTGGCAGTTTGCCTATCGGCAAAACCGTATCTTTGGAAGCAAAAGATGATGGACTTTATGCCAGAGTAAAAATCTCAGATTCTAAAACCGAAAAAATAACGGCGATTAGAGATTTGATCGAAGAGGGCATTCTCAAAACTTTTTCAGTAGGATTCAATCCGCGTAGTAATGAAAAAGTTATGACAGATTGCGAGCTAATTGAATTATCAATTGTGCCAATTCCAGCTCACCAGGACGCTGTTTTTGGTATTTGTGGCAAGTCTTTGGCCGATAACAGATCTCAGATCGCTAAGGGTTGGCTTGATGAGTATCAAGCTAGATTAGAACTACTTAAAAAACGATCATATATTGCCCTAGCTTTCAATAATAAAATGAAAGAACTTCAATCAAAGGGTTTTCACCGCGATTATTTATTAAATAAACTGATTAATAAAACTAAATTATTACCAATTGATATTGAGAATATTTTGAATGGTAAAAATCCTATTACTGAGTCTTTAATTAATGACTTTTGCGATGTTATGCTACTTAATTCAGACGCTATAAAATCTTTGGAAAACATTAGTAATCCATATATTTTACTAGAAAATGTAAGTGGCATTAAGCTTTCTAATGATTATGAAATAATTGAGATTTATTCAGATAAAAAAAATTGGGATAGTCAAATTGAGATAGAGACAAAATTAAAAAATGCAGGTTATTCTATTGAAGTTAATAATCATAATGATGATAAATATGTTTATGTTCAAAAAAGCATACATAATTGTTATGATAAACAAAACTTAGTTACCATAGAGTTAGATCGACAAATATTTGCCATAGTTGGAGCTAAAAAAATGGGTGATAAAGCATGCGCTACAAAAGAAGAAGAAAAAGTCAAGGCTGAAGCTGATATGCTCATAGGGATGAGTGACGAAGATATTAAGCTTGCTGTTGAAAAATATAAAAAGGAAGCGGAAGCTTGCGTCAATAATGAAGAAACTAACCCAGCTAAATGGGTAGCCGATGAAGCTGCTTGGCAAAAAGCTAAAGAAGTAGCAGCAAAAGCTTATTCCAAGGATGATCCAGAAAAGTTTTTTGCGCTAGTAACTTGGCTTTATCTCCATAAATTTGGTGGGACTATTAAGCAACAAGAAGAAACTGAAAGCAAATCAAGTAAAATTGATGTTGAAAAAAAAGGCGTTATTGGGTCAGGAGATAATGCAGTTAAACAGGATGAGTTGCCGCCAATGATAGACTTGGCAAAGCAAACTAATATCTTACTAACAGCGCTTTTACAGGAAATGCAAAAAGTTAATCTTTCTATTGAAAAAATAGTAACTCCAGAACAGCCTAAAATTATATCTGAAGTTGATGAGGAATCTAGTAATGATCAAGCCATTGATCAAAAATCTTTAGATTCGATCGTTAAAAGAATCAGAGACTCACAAATAGCACTATCAAAGAGAGTAGAAAAAATACTATCTTAGAAGTAATCCAAAAATTAATATGTCAACTTAACCCTAATCAGGAGCCTTATTGCATGTTAACGAAAGCCGAAGCTGATAAAATTTTACAAGATCAAGAAATGCTTACTAAGAAAGTTGAAGAGGCCGAAAACCGCGCAAAGAGTTTAGAGCAAGATGCTGCTGCACTTGCAAGAACTCACACTATTGTTGGTAATCGTCAGTCATCAGACGAAAACCGTGCTCTAAAGTTTTTTGGGGTAGATCATCCAAAAAAACTTTTAGGCATAAACGTTGCGAGTGAAAATTATAAGCATGTGCCAGATGAGCTAAAATATATGGTACTTGATTTTAAAAAATCTCTTGACATTGGTCGATTTGTTGCTCAGATGTTCCACGGTGCACCACGCGACGAAGGTGGTTTAGACGAATATGCAAAACCGGCTAATATTAAAAATCTACTCGATACTTTTTATGGGCGAAATGTTTTGGCTCAACGTCTAAAAGCATGGGGTTCTACTGTTTCAGGCGGCGGCGATGAATTTGTCCAAACCGGCGTATCTTCGAACTACATCGAAGAATATACACTTGAGCGCGCTTTACAACAGCGTTTCAGAACTATGCCAATGCCTACAAATCCATTTGAATTGCCAGCAATGACAAGCGGAACTACTGCTAGAAAAGCAACTGAAGGCGCTGCAATGACAGGGGCCAACGGTGTCACAAGTAAACTCACACTAAACGCCGTTAAGTTAGCAGAATATTATGAATTGCCGGCAGAACTTGAAGAAGATAGCGCACCCGATTTTCTTGCAATGGCTCGAGAATCCGTAATAATGGCTCAGAAAAATGCAGTAGAAACTGCGATGATCAACGGCGATGATGATGGTACTCATATTGATAACGACACTGAAGCATTAGCAGCTAATATAGCCGAAAAAGTTTGGAAAGGACTTCGTCGTCAAGCATTAGCTAACTCAGCTAATGGCGGTACCTATGACTTTTCTGCCGCTGTAGCTGATGAGACAAAACTTAAAACTTTGCGTTCAAAAATGGGAAAATTTGGTACTCGCCCAGAGCAACTAATGTGGATAGTATCCCCAGTTGTTTACAATCAAATGCTTAATTTCACTAATGTTTCTACTTTTGATAAGTATGGCCAAAATGCTACAGTACTTCAAGGGGCATTGGCTGCATATCAAGGTATTCCAATCATTGCTAGTGAGTTTATGCGTGAGAATTTGGCTGCTACTGGTGTAAACACTTTGGCAGGCCCAAACACTTTGACTGCAATGTTACTAGTCAATCGCACTCGCTGGTATCTTGGTCAGCGTAGGCCAATTCAAGTCAAATTGATGCAAGATGTCCCGACTTATGACCGCTGGTTACTTGCTTCTTATCAGCGAATTGCGTTTGTCGGTCACACACAAAGTGCAAGCGAAGTATCAGTTACCTATGGAATCAATATTCTCAAGTAACAATTCCTAGCTTCAAGTTTGGAAAAAAAGCGAGCGGTTGGTATAACATATCAATCGCTTTCTTTTTAAATTAGGAAATAAATCATGGTTGATATTACTACGACTAGAGTAAATCTCTACGAGACTACGGCACTTATTCCCGTTCAGACATTCGGAATTGGCACACATATTTTTCCAGTCGCAACATATGGCAATAGTATTTTATCAACTGTTTGGGTTAAAGATTTAGATAATGGTGCTAATGTTCTTGTAAAATGGTACGAGCACAGTATAGGAAGTGGTGACACCCCAGGGCAACGAATAGATTTAATCTCACATACTCCGATTAATTTAGCTGATACTTCTGATAGAAAAATAATTACAAAAATACACAATAAGCCACAATGTGAAGTAATAGTTAACGGCGGTAATGCGACACTTGGTTTATATTTAACCGTGGTAGCCGATTCGGCACAAGATGGCTTATATTTTGATGCGCAAATATTTAATCCTGGGTCAGATTCAGGCGCCGGTTTGTCTGTTTACGATGAAAACGAAAATAAGTGGTTTTTACTTCGCAGTAATCAAGGAGTTTTATTAGCAGAAATTACAGGCGGGATCATATCTACAGAATTAGTTGGAACGCCATTTTCATTTCACGCAACCCAGACAACACAGCTCAATAATTGGTCAAATATTTTAACCGAAATAGTTCCATCTGGCAAGATTTGGAAGTTAAGAGAAGTAAAAATAAATGCGAGAATGTATGGAGAATTTGAAATTTATAAAAATTCAGACCTAATTGGCAACGGCTTTAGTGGTGCTGGCGAATCAATGCCAAAGTTTACATGGCCGCCATTTTTATTTTCTAATGAAAATGATATTATAACGATCAGATATAAACAAACATCTGGGCCAGTTTTTAATTGTACGACTTGGTTACATGTAACTGAAGAAGATATGCCGCAGAATTAAAAAAAAGAGGTAATTTATGACACTTAGACCATCATGGGCAATCTTAGAAAATCCATCAACGGAAGCGGGAGTTCCCTGGCACCATTCGATCGAAGGAGATGCTGCTAGTGCGCGTAATGCTGCTGCTGCACTTATTGCAAAAGACACAGCCGGCAATCTACAATATCCAAAAGTCAATCTTGATCGTGAATTGATCGTATCTTCACAAGCTAATGACTATGCTACTTTGGGAGATGATGGCTCTCATGCAGGAAGTCTAAGCTATCAGACATTAGCAGAAATTGCATTGCAAACAGATTATGTGTATGAAGATCTCCAATTTGTTGTGAGCTGTTTCCGAGATACTAAATTTCAAGTAATTCAAAGTGATAATACAGTTGAATCAGTATTATTTTCTGGAATTAGAACGGATGCAGGTAATACTAGCAATAGCGTAAATATTTCAAATTTTGCATTAACAACAGGATCAACTGGTGTACAAAAAATTATTATAAAAGGCAAAAATTTAAACGCATTAAGCGAAATGAACGCAACTATGTATATCAAAGAAGTACAACCAGACCAATAACAATTTTTAATATTAGTTTTGGATTGTGACAAACTTTGATTAAAGGAAAATATTATGCTTAAATTTGAAAGACTAAGTTTTAAAAGCGGAACTATCGTAGTAAAGGAACTATGGAATGATAATGGATCTCCAATGGTGACAACTTATACTTTTAAACCAAAAGACAATGGCAAAATTGCAAGTTATAATGATGAATCTTATCTTTTGGCGAAATATCCAGTTTTATTTACATCAGTATAAGAATACTATAGATTTTTGATCATAGCGTCGATATCCTAGCTTATTATCATGGGCTAGGAATTTTTATATTATTAATAATCTAGACTGCGAAAATATAAATGAATGATTCTTTACCACAATTCGAGATAACTGATCAACTTGGCGCTACTTATCAATATTCTGGTACAGTAAATGGGGTGGGTATTAGTTTGCCAAATATAGCTGATGATCCAATTGATGAAATAGGTATTCGCTGTGCGATCGATCAGCCATTTTTATCAAGATTAGAATTTTCCTACGACAATGGTATTAACTGGTCAAGATTAGCAGTTGGGGAAACTCGCGAAGATGAATTGCGCGGCTATATTACCCAAATTAAAATTAGAGCAGCAGGAACATTAGCTACTTGTAAATATGAAGTTATCATGAACAGAGGACCAAAATAATGGGTGGTAAAGGCTGGTCTGGAATAACAACTAGTACACAAATAGTAGGATCAGACGGTGCGACAATTATAGGCAATAGTCTCGATTTACTTAAAGTTGAAACAAAACCAGCTTCTATTACAAGCACCACTCCTTCATGGTCTAAATTTTTACGCTATGTTGATATGAATGCCTCTAATGGCGGCATTGCTAGAGGTACTTCTATAGCAACATCTACTACATGGCACACTATTTTCAACTACTCAGGATCAGGATTTTTAGCCGCATTTTTAATCAATGTTGAAACATTTACTGGGTGGGAATTTAGATTAGTAGTAGATTCAGAAACAATTTTTACTTTGTCTGATAACGATATGACTTCTGATAGTATTTATGATCTTGATGATGTTACAGATTCAAATCAAGCATTTATTGGTTTATCAAAAGGTGCTCATGATAGGTTTATATGGCATTCACCATTGTCAGCACCGGTTTATTATAGTAGCAATATTACAATTCAAATTAGAAGACCTACAGCACCAGCGAAAAAATTTCAAGCAGGGTTAGTAATCTTAAGTAAGGAAACTTAAAATGAAAGTTTCGTGGAGTGAAATGAAAGAATTTGTTGAAGATAGGAATCTTTCAATCCAATACTTAAACCGTTCTGAATCATATTTGCTATATGCATATGATGGCTATTTTGCTTTAGAAACAGATTTATTAAAAGATCCTTCTGATACAACTGATTTAAATGATTTTATCAATAACTATAAGATTTATGCTAACCAAAAAATTGCATCAAATACAATACCATCAAGGTTAATGTTTGATGAAAGATTTTATAAAAGAGTCCCAGCATATTCTGAACTAATATCACCTGGTGTAATTGTTCCTAATAATGAGGAATGGGGATTTTATCATTTCAGAGCAAATGGCTCAGATCCCAATTGTTATGTAGTACTGGCATTCGATTATGGTAATGCTGGTGAAGATATATTTGCCTCAACTAAAGGAGATATATTAATCCATAATGATACATTTTGCGATTGTAACATAATAACCGGAGATGGCGTAAAAAAATTACAAATTGTATTAATAAATAATGGAAGCACACTATCACCATATATCGGCGGATATGTTGAATTAGTAAAAGCGAAAGTAAAACATGACGACTAAAACAACTTTTGATATTTATGTAGATTCTAATGTTGCAGCAAATGCTATTGAGATGATGCAAAGCGACGTTATTCCCCAAAATAAAACTGTTAGGCTATCTTGTTTTGGCGGTTTTGATCCAGCTATTGGAGATGGAAAAGCCTCAGTTATTGCTATACAATGGGGTTTTGGCACAAACTGGAAGACATTAAGAGCTGGCGGAGGTGGTCCTTTTGAATATAATGTCAATATCGAAGTTGTTGGAGATGGCAACAAGAGATTTAGACTTGTAAGAAAAAATAATAGTGGAACAGCAAAAACATTAATATGTTGGTTATTCGCCGTAATTATATAAACAAGTAAAGGAATGCTATGAATCTAGTTCTTAAAAACAAAAAAGACGCTACCGACCGAGATGCTCTGGTTATCATGTTAGATTGGGAGACTGACGGGAAAAAGCATAAATATATTCGTAAAATAGATATAAATGAGGTTATTGAAGTTAGCGATGATTTAGGATATGCAATTTTAGCAGCATATAAAGGATGCTTTCAAATAGCTCATACTGAGCCGCCAAAATATGAAACTAAAACAATGAAAGCTAAGGAGTAATTCTGTGGCGCTTAATGCAAACGCTTTAACAACATTAGCAATGGCGAAATCTTTTTTAAAAGTGCCAGCTGGCGATGCCACACAAGATTCAATTATAGAGCTTTGCATTAATTCAGCATCGGCATATCTTCAAGGCGCAACTGATAGGAAACTAAAAAGCCAAGCTTATACGGAATTACGCCATGGTAGTAATAATAACATTATATTACTTAGAAATTATCCAGTAACATTAATATCTGAAATAGCTATTGATTGTGAGTCACAATTTACTGATCCTAATACAATTATAAGTACTGATAGATATATAATTTGTGACGATTCAAATAGTGTATTATATATAAATTCATTATTTCCATCTGGATATAATAATATAAGAATAAAATATACAGCAGGGTATATAGATGTTCCTACTGATCTAGAAATGGCTTGCCTATGGCTTGTCCATTTCTATTATCGAATAAGAGAAAACCAAGATATAGGTAGAACCTCTAAGTCAAAAATGGATGAGTCAATATCTATTCTACAAGATGCCCCTCAAGATGTTAAAGACACAATAGCAAGATATCGTCGTTTTGAAATGCCATTAATCGACTCGCCAATAATGAATGGTTAGAATATGGCAGATAATCTCGTACTTCCACGAGTTGAATTATTGCTAAAAAAAACAGAGCCAAACAATCCAATGGTAAAAACTTTGCTTTTGAAAATAGCTATGAAAATTGCGGCCCAAGCAAAGCTTAATATTCGTCGCCAAAAAGCAATTAGATCTGGGGAACTTTGGAATTCAATCAGATGGGAATACTACGTTAATGGACAAACTCAAGGCATTAAAGTAGGATCTTTTGGCGTTGTCTATGCAATTATGAATGAATATGGTGGACCAATATCACAAAGACAAGCACACGCAGCTTTTGCCGCAATGAAAGCCTCATCGATAAAAAAACCTGCTAATGTGCCACCAGTTTTATTTAGACGCGGTGGGCAGTGGTATTGGAGAGCAAGGCCATATTTAAGACCTGCTTTCGTTCAAAGTGAAGACTATATTATTGAAACAATTAAGGAATTCTATAAGCCATGACATCTTTAAGAACTGATATAGCTAATTCACTTGCAGCAAAAATAGCAACTTTGTCAACTATCAAAACTGTTAACATTGATCCTATTCGGCTTGCTGCTAGTGATTTTTCAGAATTTGAATTACCCTGTGTTCAGATTATTGATAGCCAAGAAACTAATCTTCATGAACAAGTTCGCGGAAAAAAAACTTGGAATTTAAGCATTGAGATTATAATCGGCCCTTCCTCTTCATCCGTACCACGCCAAACAGACTTATGGGATTTGATGGAAGCAATTGAGCAAATAATATTTGAAGATCCAAAACTGGGTGAGCCTTCCGTAATCCACGCGAGATTGATTGGCAGCATGACAGATCTACATTTGCTATCGCCCCTTTATATCGGTAAGATTGATCTACAAATAGACTATTATCAAGCACTAGTGCGATCTTGCTAAAAATTAGGAGATTCTAAAAATGGCCAAAAATTATGCTGATATTTACAATTCCAGCAATCCGGCAATTGCTCTTGAGCAGAGGTTTTATGCTAAACTCGAAACTTCACGCGGCACATTAATCGCACCGACTGGCTCAGATTTTTTTTACACGCTAGGCGGCGGGACTATTGAAAGTACTCAAGCTATTGAAACAAGTCCCCATCGCAGCGGTAGACATCACAACAATATTATTAAGAAAAAGTGGGAAACTAACTTCTCATTTTCTACATATTTCAACATTGACACAACTTTGGGCGCTGCCGCTGCAGCTGAAATAGATCCAGCAGTACGGTTACTTTTCAAGTCTCTGATGGGATATGAAGACGCTTCTGCTGGTGCAAAGTATCAGCCAACAACGCCTAACCTAACTTTTACCTTATTAGAATGTGGTGATAAGTACGCAAAACAAACAGCAGGGTGCTTTGTTCAAGGCAATACGATGGCGTTTCCAGGAGATGGTGAAGCTACTTGCGCTTGGACAGGTAATGGCACAAGAGTTAAATACTTGGGAATTGGTAAATCAGTAACATTAAATAATGCTGGCAATACAATTACATTAGTAACTGGTGATGGAGCATTATTTGAAAATGCTGAAGGTGCAATGGTCATGATCATTGAAGCTAATGGCACAACTAGAAGCGCCGACACTCCTGATGGTACTCCAAGAAAAATTGTTTCAGTAGTAGGAGACGTAGTTACCCTAGACGGGGCCGTACTTGCAGATGCCGATGGTTCAGGACTTAACGCGCCAATATATCTATCTTATTATGAGCCAAGTACTCCAGTAGCAATTGATAATCCTCAAACTGGTTTAGTAGGATCGTTTGCGATTACTGGTTACGGTAGTCTTTGCGCTCGCTCAATCAATATCGAAATGACAAATAATCATGAATTAGCCAATTATTGCTATGGTAGTGACTCTCTATCATCACCTTATTTTGTTCCAGGTGAGCGTTTTACTGCAAAAATCACATTTGAAACAAATTTAACCGAAAAAGTACTAAAGTTACTGCAAACTACCCAAGATTTTACAGGCCAAGAAATTGCCTTAGTTTTGGGTGATCCAGCTACTCGGCATTTTACCATCGATATTCCGCGCGCCATTTTTTCTATTCCTTCAATTCCTGTGCCAGAAACTGGCAGTATTCCGATCAGCTTTGAAGGAAATTGTTATCAAACAACTCTAGACGCCGGTGACGAGATTGTGGCATGGTTTAAGTAAGAGAGTAATCCACAGTAAGTCATATTTCAGATCATTTATGGCCTAGCCTTTCTAGGCCATATTTATTATCATGACTGCGTATTTAACACTATGGAGACATAAAATGGCTTTAAAACTATCTCAAATTTCAGATGGTAAGATTGAGGTTATTTCAAGATTAGATGATTCATTAGTTTTCAATCAAGAATCCTATGATAAATATCTAACAACATTAGACGAGTCTTTATTAACTTTTGTTGAAGATCCTAAACCGACTCGCTTTATAATGCGTAAAGTTTTGCCGTACAAAATGGCGCAAAAAGTACAGAACAAGCAAGTAAAATTTGAAAAGGGTGAAGCACAATTTCAAATGGCCTTTATGGCAGAAGAGGTACGCTGCTCTCTGATTGATATCAAAAATCATGAAAGTATCCCGCCGGATGCTCAAATAAAATTCGAAAGAGCTGATGATGGTGGCGCCAGCGATGATTTAATTGCCAAATTAATCGCTGCAGGCATCGCTCAGGATCTTTATCTTGCCAAAAAGAATGCTACCGAGATTAAAGCTCCTGGAGAACTAAAAAAAAGCTAGTAGCACTAGCAGAATTAACATTGGTAGATCTATCAAAAATGAAGACAGATGGTAGATCTTTCGATTGTTCCACTTGTAAACAAACCATAAAAAATCTGCGCAGGTGCGGTGAAGATCGTTTCGATTTTAATGCCGATGATGGGCCGTTTTGGCCTATACAGCTTTATCAGGGTGGTGAACTATATGGATTTTGTCCCGCAAAGGCTACTTGGGATTTTGAAGCAGTATCAATCTTCCGCCTCTTAATTGTTGCCGCAGAAACAGGTAATATTAATCTCATAGTCGGCGGCATTATGGATCAACCTGATTGGTGGGTTGAGCAAATATCTTGGTTTATTCCCAAGTATAAGCAGCTGCAATTTGTTCAAAAAGTTAGGATGGTATTAGGTGACGGAAAATCATCTAGTATCAAACCGCCTAGAGCCAGAAAATAGGAGATTTAATAATGGCTGTCACTGAAAACATGTTGATAGATATTTCTGTCAAATCAGACAACGCGTCTAAAGATTTGCAGATACTTACGCAGAATGTTGATAATCTTTCTATCTCAAATACTAAAAACAAATTTACATTGAAATCCCTTGAGTTTGAATTACAGACTATTTCGAAAATTTTTAAATTTGTATCAATAGAACTCAATAAAGCCTCAATATCAATGGGTTCTGTACTTTCAGCTTATGATTCCCAATTACGCGTTGTAAATGACGATATGAAAAAATATTCAAATTCTGTGACTAGCGCCGCCAAATCAACAGCAATTGCTAATCAGGTAGTAAATGAAAGCACCGGTTTTTTCTCAACGTTATCTAAAACAGTGACACTTACTGCGACAAATTTTCAAACTCTTATCTTCCAGCTATCTAGTCTTGTTACCCTGTTTGAATTTATTGTTAATACAAAAAATATTAAATTACTATCAGATATTATTGCAATTATGGCTGCATTAGCAGTATCTAAAGGAATGTTTGATTTAGGTAATAAATTACGAAATATTTCAGATGGTCTGGCTAATTTTTCAGTAAATATGGAATCTTTTAAAGAACGGTCATCCAAAAGTTTTGCTGAGATATCAGAAAAAGCTAAAACATTTAACGCTAATATGGAATTATTAGGAAATATAAAAATAGGTGGTGAATTTGCTGTATTTACTGCTGCGGCTTCAAAAATATTATATCACTTATCACCACAGTTTAAAAATTTTGTTAATCAAACAGGAGCAGGATTTGGAGAACTTGGAGCAAAAATAAAATCATTTTCATTAATTATTGGAAAGTCATTAACTGGATGGGGCATAGTTGAAGTAGCTGGGATTATTGGCCCTTTATTAATGATGATCGGCAATAGGCTTAAAGAGTCTGAAAGTAGTATCACGAAACTAATCGGAACTACGTTAAAATGGATTGGAATTTTAGCTACTGGAGCAACAGGAGTATTAACCGCAATTACAGCAGTAGTTGGTACATTTTCAGTTTCCCTAGGTGAAAAATTAGCTAATTCGATGGCGGCATCAACTGAAAAATTTATTAAATTTCAGACAGTAATGTCACAATTTACCTTTACTCTCGAAGGATTTTCAAAAGTATATGGTGAAACTGCAGTAGGTTCTCTTTCATACTGGAAATCAGTAATGGAAGATCTTTATAAAACAACTGCTTTTAGTCGCGAAGAAATCGCAAAATCAGTTAAATTAATGGTAGCAGAAGGGCAAGTCATAGGGTTAACAGTAGAAGATAACACTAAATTATTAAAAACTGCAGCGGATGTTGCGGCTTCTACTGGCCGCGATCTTTACGATGTTTCACAAATGATTGTTTCTGGTATTACTAATAATGCCGATGCTGTTTTGTCGCTAGGAATTGATATTAGAAATGCGTCAGTAGCGCATACAGATTATGCTAAAAATGCTGGTATAACACTAGAGCAAATGGATAGTCAGCAATTAGCTATAGCAAGACTTAACACATTATATGAAAAAACTGTGCCAATTATTGGAGCTGCTGCAAATCAAATAACTACTGTTGCTGGTGCTAATGCCGTTTATGAAAAAACATTGCAGGATATTCAGATTAAATTAGGGGAAACAGGAACAGCAACACAAGCCTATTATGTTATGATGACAAAAATTGCTAGATTTTTTGCTGATTTGCCAACATTTGTTTTAAATTTAGTCGGAAGTTTAAAGGATATAGCAGCAGTATTTCTAATTGTTTTTGGAAAAATATTACAAATATCTGTATTAGCATTCACAGTAATAACAGCGTTTAAAATTCTAAATTTTGTTTTGGGCGCAACAATAGGTTTATCAATTTCATTATCAGGAGTAATGGGCTTTCTTTTTAAAAGAATTTTTCCGTTGATAGCAATTTATTATGCATTAAAAACAGCATTAGAACAACTTAGCATTCAGTCAGAAGCCTTTGCTGAATTTACTAGCGAAATAACTTCTGCGTTTTCATCGTCGTCTGATTCAGCAAAAACAGCAGCATCGGAAATAGGAATTTTTAGCAAGGCAGTTCAATCAGTCATTGACACAATAAAGTTATCCATGCTTGGTTTAGTTGAAACTATAAGAATAGTACAATTAGCATGGTTCAATTTTAAAAAGTTGATAACGTCAGATGATTCAGAGGAAATGATTTATTATGATTGGTCAATCCAACAACTTGAAACATCACTAGCAGATTTAAGTAAAACGTCTAATAAAGTAATAGACAATTTAACTAAACTTACAGGTACTACAGCAATTGCCGCTGAAAATAGCAATAATCTTGCTCAATCAACTAAAGATAATGTTAAATTTGCTGAAAAATTTATTGCTAAAGTTAAAGAACTAGCTGCAAAAATTAATTCTGGTTGGGACCCAGCAATAGAAAGACAAAAAATATTAGGAAATGAATTTGATAAAACAATCGCAGAATATAAACAAGCACAAGCAGAGTTAACCAATATTTTTAAACTCAAATCATCTGCGCAGGAATTAGCGCAAAAATATGCTGAAGCAGAAAAAAAAGCGCTATCAGCATCATTAGAAATAGATAAATTAAGGGTAGACGCATTTAAGAAATTAAAAGAACAACGACAAGATATATCTATCGATATATTAAAATCACAAGGCAAAAATATTGAGGCTCTTAAAGTAGAAAGAGATATATCATTAAAATCTATAGATGACCAAATAGCTGGACTGTTAAAACTTGGTTTTCTTAAACAATCTGAAATAGATCAATTAAATGAAACTAGAAAGTTGATAATAAAATCAAGCAATATAAAAGAATTAGAGGAGAGGAGTAAGTTTACACAAAAGCAAATTGACGCTGAAAAACTTCTGTCAGAAATTAGAAAAGAGGCAACAAATGCTGAGGGCGATATCTTAGGTGAATTGCAAGCTAAGGTAAAAGCTAGGCAAGATGAAATATCGAAAATGCAAACTACTCTTGCTGCAACTAACGATTACGGAAGGCGCGCAAAGGCTGCGTTGAAAGAAGCTAGCGAAGTAGCAAAATTAATATTGCCATTAGGTTTGTTAAAAATTCAAAAAGAAGAATTAAATAAAATAATGGACCAAAATAGTGACATAAAAAAGACATTATTAGAAACCAATCAAACTCAATACGAACAAACAATATCAATTTATAATGCGCAAAAAAATGCTTTAACTAAACAATATCAAAGACTTCAAGCAACTGGGCTATTATATGATGCTGAAGGAAACATCAATGAAAAACTATGGGAACAACTTGAAATACAAGAAAACTTAATAGAACTACAAAAACAACAAGCATTAGCTAAACAGCCTAGCCAACAATATCAAGAATTACAACAAACAGGCACCAATATAGCATCGTCAATCAGTGGAATATTTACTAAAGGCGCTTTATCATTAGTCGGCGGCTCAATGTCAATGGTATCTGCAGTTGTTGATGCTATTAGTGCATTATTAGATTTTATTCCTAATTTTATTAACTCAATTACCAATTTAATAAATAAAATAACAGATTTTCCAAAAGTAATTACTGAAGCTTTTTCATCACTAGATAAATCTATCGTAAGATTTATTGACGAATTTATCCCGAACCTTTTTAAAAAAATTCCAGCTTTAATTGAAAGTTCACTAGAAACAGCTTTTGAAAAAATACCTGACGCACTTATTAATTTAATAGATTCTTTGCCAAGCCTATTTGAGGAGTTCGTTGATAAAATTCCATCAATGACTGAAAGATTTATACAGTCATTTATAAATAGATTTCCTAAACTATTAATTGCAATGTATAGATATTGGATAACGGTATTGCCAAAATTAGTACTTATTTGGCTTAAAATGTTCTATACAGAACTACCTAAAGCTATTATTGAGGGAATAAAGTCAGGTTTAAAAGATATTATGAAAACTAGTATTGGAGATATTGGATTACCTTCAGTAGAAGATTTGGGCAAAAATTTATCTCTAGCTTGGAAGTCATCTACTAAAACATTAACAGGAGAAGCATCTAAGTTATTCGCTGTTATGGATCTTAATCAAGCAGCAGCCGGTGAGGATATGGCGCAAAGAATTGGTGAATCAATAAAAAATGGTTTTAAATCTGGATCAAATTGGTGGGCAGAAAAATGGAATTCAGCTTTAGCAAAACTTAAGGATGTTTGGCTTTGGCTAATGGGGAAAGCGACAATGATATGGGACGGAATTGTCACAAAATGGCGTCAGCTATGGGACGGAGTTCTAAATATATTAAGCACACTATGGACTAGTTTAGAAAAAATTTGGACTAATATTATTAGTGCTCTTAGTGTCTTATGGTCAAATTTAGAAAAGATAGGCAGCGTTATCACCTCAAATTTTAATTCTTTCACAACTATGCTATCTGACATTTTTACAAAAGCTATTGCTGGACTTATGTCTATTGGAGAATTTTTTAAAAATGGATTTGAATATTTTATTTCAGCGCTAAAAACTGTTATTGACACAATTTCATCATTATTATCATTTCTTAGCAATATTGGCTCAAATATCATTGAAGAATTAAAAAGAGGATTAAGCCAATTAGGTAGCATATTTTCTTCATTCGGTACAAGCATCTATAATTCTTTAATATCAGGGCTTGAGTCATTAGGTTCAATATTTACACGTTTTGGCAGTAATATTTTTAACTCATTAAAATCAGGTTTAGATACCATACCAAAGTTTTTTACAGATATGTTTAATAACTTAAATCCAGCAAGCTTATTAGAAAAGGTTTTTAAAATTGATATGAAAGGCCAAGGTACAGTAGAAAGAACATTAGGAATCGATATCCCTGGTATGAATTTTGCCGGTGGTGGTATCGTACCAGGTCAAGCTGTTATCGGCGGAGACAGTAAACTAAATGATAGAATTTTAGCTCTAGTATCACCAGGGGAGGCAATAATCCCAAGATCATTGATGGAAAATAAGACAGTTTCTAATTTAGTCGGATCGATTTTGAATGGAGATATTACGCTCCCAACTTATGCAAAAGGTGGGGTATCGATAAGTGCTAAAGGCGGAATTCAAATTGGCGGCACTAAGATTCCTGGTACAGCAATACCTACCTTACCAACTAGTCTGGATGAAGCTAAAACTCAAGTACTTGACCAAATAGCGCCATTCATCGACATATGGGGTCAAGTACGTGATCAAGTCATGAAAATGGTGTGGCAACTTTTTGAAAATACTAAATTTCACCAAGGCGGCTTAGTTCCATCATTCGCGCTTGGTGGTGAAGTTCCAGCTTTGTTAAGTCCTGGCGAATTTGTAATAAATTCCGATGCTGTGCGCAATATTGGCTTGCCAAGCTTGAATAATATTAATGCAGGTAAGCAATATTCTGGGACAACAAACCAATACATAAATGTTAATATCGAGATTACGCCGACTCAGCTAGATGATAACTATGTTAGGACCAAATTAGTGCCTAGAATGAAAGATGAGATAAGGCGAGCATCACTTGATGGCTCTTTTGTGGTTAGCAACAAAGGTATTAGAAAATAGGCTATAAGCATGACAAATCCTATAGAATACGGTTATCTAGAAGATCCATATAATCTTGGCCAGTATCTAGCAATAAATATGGGCGATCATTTTGCGTTTCAAGTATTTCGCAATATTCAAAATGAAACCAAAGCTATAGGAACTCAAACATATCGTAATTTTCCAGATAAAACTAAATATACGGCTAGCCAAGTACAAAATAATATCAAAAACTATCTAGATGCATATGGAACACAAACTAATCAAGTTATCGATAATCAAAAGGAATTAGGTTTACAATCTAGTCGTAACATTGCAGATTTTACTAAAGGTAATGGTTTAGAAGTACATAATATCTTATTTAAAGACAGTGCAAATGCCACTCAAGTTCAGCGACAAATAGTCGGCACTATGCCGCCATATGGAATGCAAGTTGAACGAATTCCAACTATATTTGATCCACATGCTTTTGAAATTCGCATGGATAAAAGCTTTCCTCATTTAAAAAATTGTGGATATGCTGATTTTGACTATCTAAGTGGACCATATCTAGGCGAGTGCTATGGTGTTTATGGTCCTAGCCAAGTTTTTTGTATTTTGTTCAAAGATACTCCGTTTGGTAGCCAAGCTAATAAAGTTATTACATGGATAGATTTTTATGGGCAACAACTACGTGCAATTATAGCAGATAGACCAGTAGCATCTGGGATGCAAGTTAATCGTTTAAGAGCTAGTAATATAGCTATGCAGATTAAATTCATCCTATACAATACTACTAATTTGAGATTTATGTATGAATTTGGCAGCCGTGGAGTAACCGGAAATAATTGGACATCAATATCTAGTGCTGGAGCTGATTTTAATATTAATAATGTCAATACTGATATAGTAGAACAGCGTTGGCAAACTCCTAATGGTACTAAATTTGATCAATTAGTTTGTGATACTCAATTGCCCCAGGGGATTGCAGTTGATACTGTTGCGATTCTTGGCCATAATCTTACAACATCTGCAACAGTTACAATGGAATCATCTTCAGTAAGTGATTTTGCTAGTATTGGTGAAACAATTTATCTAGTTCCAAGGCAATTTGAAGATATTTATTACATAGCTCCAACATATCCTAATCAACAATGGAGATACTGGCGTATTACGATTAGTGATCCAACAAATCCTGATAATTGTCTAAAAATAGGAACTATAATTTTTGGCTCAAGTATTGTTTTGCAGGGCGAAAATATCATCGATCAAATTCAAAAAACTAAAAAGCATTTCGCTGATAAAGTTGAAACAGAAGGTTATACAGCAATTACAAATGATAGAGCATTAAAAAAGTCAGTAACATTTGATTTACAGAAATTACAATACGCAAGAGGTAATTATGAAAATGTTACAAATGCATTTGATTTTATTAGAACAGGTTTAAAAGCTTTATGGATACCTGATCCTAAATTACCAGCAAGATTTGCGGTTTTTGGTAAGTTAGCTAATATGCCAGTTGAAACGCATAATAATTTAGGCAATCATGCTGACTATGTTTCATTTTCACAAATTGAAGTTGACGAATCATTATGATTAGTTCCGATAGAAAACCATATTTAAGCGCAACAACTATCGATCAAGATTTTTTGGATAGTTGTTTCGGTAATCTTGAAAACAGATTAGAAATGATTGTTGATATAGAAACACCTGATGGTGTTATCTATGCCTCTGATCGTAATAAATATGTTGGCAATACATTTTATCAGGCATTATTACAATTCCCAGTTATTGGAAGAACAGTTGGAGAATGGCTAGCGCCAGAACTTCAGTTTTCTACGCTAACATTAGACTTATCTAACGTTGATGGCAGATTTAACAAATATTTGCCAGGAGGAGATACTTTTGATTCATGGGTAGGTAAAAGAGTCATAGTAATGTTAGGATTAGCCGAACAAGCTACAACATATCGGTCAATTTTTTCCGGCACTATTACAGATGTTGGAGGATTTAAGCGTAACATCGCAACTATTACCATAATAGCTAGAGATGACTTTGATAAAATTAATCAGACATTCCCTAGACTAGTTTTAGATAAAGCATCATATCCAAAGTTAGGTAATGATCAAATAGGAAGAACTTTACCAGTAATCTATGGATCATGGTTGAATGAACTAGAGCCAGATCCTGCTATTGTTCCTACCATAGCGTTAAACTCAGCCGATCCTATGGTTAATTTTGCAGAAAAATTAGTAACAATTAGTATTGGATCTCCAGCTGTTTTTACTTGTAATGAGAATCATTTAGAAAATGGCGATAAAATTTGGCTATCAACAAACGGCACATTGCCGTCACCGCTAACAATTGAGACTGATTATTATGTTAGAAATATTGCGGGAAACATAACATTTAATCTGTCATCTAGTCCAAGTGGCCCACTTATTAATACTAGCACACCGCAAAGTGGCGATCACCAATTTTTGGCTGCTGAAACAGCAGTAACAAGAAATTTAAAACTAATTATATCAGAAAACGCACTTAAAACATTAGATATAAATAATATCTATTTAAAAAAATCAGATATTTATTCAAAAATACCTACTAGCGAAATACAAAATGTGTCATTAGATAATAGAACATTTGAAATAAAAATAAGATCAGGTATTTCATGGGTCGATGTTAACGAGGCTGCATTAGCTAAATATGTCTATGATTCAGGAGATGAGATACTCGTTAGATGTATCGGTAAAGATTTGGGATCATATACAGACAATATAATATCACAGGCTACAGATATTTTAAAAACATATGGTAATTGTATAGATACTGATTTTGATACTAATTGGACAACATATAGAGATAAATCAACCCCATCAATTAGCGCAATATCGACCATGTTATCTAGGGTTTGGATTTCAGAGCCAGAGGGGGCTTTGACATATGCTTTATCAATGCTAGAGCAGGTAAGATTAGAGGCATTTATTGATGAAAATCTCAAAATAAAAATAAACTCATTACATTTTGAGGATTTTAATTCATCGCCATCATTTAAAGTGAACAATTGGGATATTGAAAAAGATTCTTTACAGGTTTCTGTAGACGAACAAAATAATTTTAATAGGGCGCAGGGAGTTTACGCATATTCTCCTATTAGAGATGAAAATTCTCGCTCCACTATGATCTATAAAAATGATGATTCAATCGCGCAAGTTGGAAAATCAATATCAAAAAAGCTTGTATTTCCAAATTTATATGTTCAAAATACTGTTATCGACCAGCTTAAAGAAATTTTAAAAATGTCTAGTGCGTTTATTGAGGTAATCGATATTACCCTAACATGGAGAGCTTTGTTACTTGACATAGGTAATTTTGTAAACTTGAATATTCAACTAGGCAGTACGGAATTTATTAATGTGCCATGCATGTTAAGGAATATAGGTTATGATCCTAATGGGCTTAAATTGCCTTGTAAATTATGGTCTTTCCAAATGTGTCCTTATCCTGATTATGAGCCATCTTATGAGGGAATAGTAGGCGGTTTTAACGCAACAATTACAAGTGAATGAGGTTAAATTATGAGCGTTTTACTTACAGTATCAGAAACGATTAACGGCACTGCCTATAATGACGCATTACAGGGTGGTGGTACTGGTATAGATCTAGGCAGCTGTATTAATGGTCAATACGCGCCAATTATTACTCAATCAGCAAATACTGGCCACCAAGATATTTTTGTGCGACACAATGCGACAATTGATCCGATTACAGATTTAAAATCATTTATTCAGACCTATGGAGTTGGCACAGGCTTTACTTATGGCGGAGCTGATTCAGCGGCAAATGACTTTACGACAGTTTTAGATCAAGGAGATGCCTCAGCTTCTGCAGTTCCGAATAATAATGATGGCCTTGCCGGTGGGGTTCATATCGAAATGGATTGGCAAGTTTCTACAGTGAATCAATTCGCAGCTGCAAGAATTGGCTCACAACATAGAATTTATGGCGCAAATGGTGGCGCAGCATCTGGAGAAGGTCGCAATCTAGCCTCTGCTTTTACAGCTCATATTGATGGTATGAGCTATAATAATGCTGGTACTGAGGTAGATGCTACTACACCAGTAGCCGGAAAAGTTGGTAAAACTGGTGATACAGTTTTAGGCGATAGATTCCATGCAAAAATGCGTTATTTCCTACGTACTGATGAAGTTGACGGGGGATTCTTGCAATGGGAATGGGTTCTAGCATATTCATATACGGCTTAATCTAGGCTTTAATTATGCATTATGATGACACGCAATTAATTCAGTTACCAGTTGAACGAGATGGTATTCAGCCAACAAGATATTGGCTTAGATGGCGCTTTGAGTATTCGCATAAAGCGCCAATATTTGGCATGTGGAATAGACAAGCTGAATCAGAAAACGAACAAGCTTGGCGGCAATCAAGAATTGGACTTACAAGAGTGATCATAGAAGCTAAAGATATGGTTAATAAAACTATTATTCCAATAGTAGATTGCCCTAGTTGTGACTACCGTAATTTGCAATGGATTGCGTTTCATCATGTTTTATCTGGAGTTTGCTATCATGTAGGACTTCAGATGCTAACTAGATATCATAGAATTAAAGTATTTGGGATCGGTAAAGTTGAAAAAGAAGCATTAACAGAAGAAGAAATGCGGTTTCATTTTGCTACTTATGGGAGTTAAATAAGATGACAGTAATTTCAAGGATGAAGCTTAATCATCCAGCTTTAGGAACAACTGGCGGAGCTGCTTTACATAGTGCAGTAGAAGCTCTCTACCAAAAAATTGGAGATATGTCAACATCGCGTTGGTTTGCGCAAGCAGGTCTTAATAATACTGCTAGCATAGATTTTGAACATAACTTTGTTTGTAATCAATTTTCTGATTTAAGATTTGATCTGTATCTTTATAATACTGGCACCGGTGAAATGACATTGGTTCCATCGCCACGAACAGGATGGGCAATCATAGCTACACCTGGGCAAGAAAAAACTCATATTCGTGTTACTAATAATACAGGATCAGCAAAAGACATTGCATTAGTTGTTGAACAAGATCCGATTGAATTAGACGAATTAACTGACGTAATTATTACTTCACCAGCAGCAAATCAAGTTTTAAAATATAATGGAACAAATTGGATTAATTCTAATCCTAGTGGATTAGGTTTTGTCCCACTTGGAGCTATTATTCCAATAGCTTCACATTTAACGAATGCATTTCCAATACCTGGAGCTGGTGTCGTTGTTGATGGGTGGCAATATTGTGATGGAAGTAATATTGTTGGCCAAACAGTACAAGGACAAGTGCCAAATTTAACAGATAGCCGTTTTTTAATGGGATTTAATAGTTCAGGTTTATCACTGGGGTCAAATACGCATAGTCATAGTGTAACTACTAACGTGACGGTAGGAGATCACGGTAATCATACTCATAACGTGACTAGTAATGTAACAGTTGGAGATCATGGAAATCATACTCATAACGTTACTAGTAATGTAACAGTAACTAGTCAAACATTTACCGGAATAGCGGCTTCTTATGCGGTAACTGTACCACTCCACTACCACGGAATAGCTGGCATTACATTAACTGACCCAGGCCATAGCCACAATATTGGCGCTGCAAGTAGTGGAGGAAATACTTTTAATCCAGGAGCACTAGCAACCGGCTCTCTTCCCCGTACCGGATTTTATCCAGGTGAGATAACAATAAATTCTACTGGGATAAGTTTATCTGGATATGTCGGAGCTGGAGGAACTTCAGGAGATAACAATTTTTCCGCCAGCGGTGTAAATACACCCAGCGGTAATATTTCAGTAACGCTAAACAATGCTGGGGTTGTATCTGGAAGTCAAAACCAAACAATAGGACATAGTGTTGCTAATAATGGGGTTGTATCTGGAAATCAAAACCAAACAATAGGCCATAGTGTTCTTAATAATGCAGTATCAACACAACCAGGTTCAACGCTTCCTCAATACTTTACAGTGCAATATATTATCAGAGTTTCATAATAATTTAGTTTTGGATCGAACTATGAAAAGTTATATATTTAAATATAGAAAAAATTTAATATGGCATAAAATAAAAAATGTTATAGGCCATAAATTAGAAGGTAATTTAATGGTCATATATCTAAGTAATGGGGGACTGCGTACTATTAAGAATTGGGATTTACACGAAATGGAGTTAGGTCAAGATTGGGTTTTGTGGCATAAAAATGAAATAGAAAAACAGACTGGCACAAACATAAAACTAGCAGTTGATAATAGTTAATCATTATAAAGATTAAGAGGTAATAAATGGCTATTCGAGATTATTTAATTAAAATTGAACAAAATAATTTAAATTATCGTGATAGCATTTATGGCAGATTCCCTAGTAAACCTGGCGATGGTGGTGATGATTGCCTTTGGCTGGGACTCTTAACTAGTGTTGGTTATACACCTGCTAGTCAAATGATTTGGCAATGCCAAGCTAAACCACCTGAGCCGAGAGCAGGAATGTTTTACCGCAATCCCGAAAGGCGATCTAACGATAATGCTATTGGGGCTGCTTTTTTTTCGCGAGATATGGCTATGGGAGTTCTTATGGCCATGTCTACACCAATTTCTTATGATAGTACCTTCAGCAAATCAAAAGATGATGCTAGAATTTATTGGCTTGAATATATTCGATCTCAAAAATATTGCGCTATCAAAAAACCCAAATGGGCAGGCGGTGGTTGCTTATTACAGGCTTACAAATTCGCCCCTGATGATCGTAGTGACGTAACACCTGGGCTATGGGCCTTGATGGGTAGAATATGGAATCATAATGGATGGGAACGCTACCGCGAAATGGACAAATGGAAAGGCACCGACGGAGATCCTTGGATTTTAGAATGTCGCACCGCACCGATCGGTTACCAACTACATTTACAGGCATGTCATGCCTGGATTAAGATTATGATAGGCCAATCGCGTGAGTATTATGAGCGAGCGCTAAATATTATCGCTGAACGCGCACCATTCGATCTATTTTATAAAATCTTGAATCAAAGATCGGTCACGCAAGACAATATCGATGAATGGGCTAGAGTTGTTGACGAAAAAGTAAAAATTCCTTTTGGCCATAGATGGTGTTGGGGTAATGTACCGGATGGATTTTATGACAATTGTTGCGGGTGGGATTTATATTTCCTTGGTCTTTTAATGATGCATTTTGGCGCAAAATAATGGATTACAATACATTAATAGTTGAAAAAAATGAAGCAATTGCAGGGGGAATACTTCATTGGAAATATAACATCAATACTGAGATAATGTCATGGTGGGGCTTTATCTCAATAAAGATTTTATGGTTAACAAAAAAGTATGATTTTGAATGGTGTCATAGAGTTGGTAAATCACTTATGACTCCTGATAATTATAAAGTTGGCATGAATATTCATATTGATGAAAATACCAAATTAAGTTGTATAGGTATTCACGGTAATAAAATATCTAATGATAAGGAAATAGATCTAAAAATAGGTTTAGATAATGAATATAGTTATTTTATTGTCAAGTTACTTATTGTTGATCATAATATTGACATCATTAGAATAGATGGTAATCTTAAATATAACGGTATTGCAGTAAAATTAAATGCAAAAAAGGAATAGATTTTATGCCAAAAACATTTGGAATTGAGCAGACAAAGGATGTTTTAGAGTTTGGGGATAAATTAGCAGATGAACTAACTAAAGCAAAAAGTGATGGCGTTATCTCAGCTGCTGAAGCTTTAGCAGCATTCCATGCTAGCCGTAAAGAATTGGTATTAGCATGCGTTGGCGCATGTCAAATTCCTCATGAAATGGGTGATTTGACGGCAGAAGAGGCAAACGAGCTTAGAGAGCTTGCGAGCAAAGTTTTTGCAAAATTTATCGGACTATTTGGCCCATTTCCTGTACCTACCAGAGCCTTAGCAACTCTAGGCGCTGGTATTGGTATAAGAGAAACTAATGAGGTACTGCAATTCTTAAGTGGTTTTGCAGATTGTTTAGCTGAAGCTAAAAAAGATGGTAAGATAACAGTGCCAGAATTAATTTCTGCTTTTAAAAAGAGTCAAAATGACTTTTTCAACGCTGCTTGGGATTCTTGGCTAATTCCTGCTGAATTATCTGAACTAGATGAAACAGAGGCTAGAATGTTGTCAGAAAAAACAACTCAAGTAATTACTAAATATTTAGATATATTTTCTGTATAATCTATTTGTCTAGTATCATCTTCCGAGATTTGATTTGCCTGTTGATTATGTCACAGGCATTTTTTACATCATAACCATATGCCATCAAACCTGTTGGCAGGTGAATAACAAATACCTTGCTATCACAACATCCGCCTTTGATTATTTTAACAGCTAAATCTTTTGTATTATTATAGTCGATTAAATCATAATCCATGATTACAATCCTCATACTTTTTTTGTTTGCGTATCATTATGATTATCATTGCCAGTATTTCCGAAATCAATGGGGTTTTCAATCATGATATCTGACCAAAATATTATATTTTCTAATAAGCACTTTATGACTTCTACCTCTTTTATATATTTAAATTTTCCTTCTGTTACTTTGCCAGCCATAGCGTAATAGTTATCAATAATATCAAGGTATTTTTGCGCGAAATCACGTAGTGGCATTATGTCCATAATTTATATCCTTTTATGAATTAAAGATTGATCATAACAAATAAACTAGGCATAGTCAAAACGCATGACGCCATACGTAACATCAATGTTTATCTTACTGTAATCATTAATATCAAATATTTTGTAAAAAAGCTTGACGAATGACGACAATGGACATAAATTTAGTTTCATAGGAACCAATACTATTTCCACATATATAAAATTTTTGAGAGAAGAATGAAAACAATTAGGATTAAAAATGGAACTAAAATTTATAAAATAAAAGCTATTGTTAATGAGCATATAGACGATAAAGGGAATATTATATCAACCGCTAAAGTAGATAATAATTTATATTATGTTATAGACAGAGATTATTTTGGTCCATTATATGGAGAGAATAAAAATGGAAAAAAAAATGCATAATTTATCTATTTTTGATGGATTGACGCAATATGATATTCCAGAATATGGGAGCTATAGAGCTGAATATAGAGGAAATTGGGTTTGGCATATTTATAAAAAAATAGAAGATTCCTATATTCATCAGTGGACAACTATAACAAACCGTAAAAACTTAGCAAAAAAAATTATAGAATTAGAATTAAACAATTTTCAAAGTTTGCGGAGATGGTATTAAATTATGAAAAAAGTTAGTGAAGCTAAAAAAAGTAGCGATGATTATAATGATCTTTGTGAAGTTTATGACAATGTCATAGAGACTTGTTTAAAAATAGTGGATAAGAATCAAAAAAATAATATTCCTGATTGTGATGCATATTATTCGCAAAATGATTGACTATTGACGTTTATAAGCATATGTTAATTTTTCAAAAATATTAAGCTATGGAGAAAAAATGGAAAAGATATTAATAATCTTTTGTAGCGCATTAGTTTTAACAACAAGTGCGGTGGCTGGTTGCCCAGATGGGCAACATCAAGAATGTATTCTTCCTAGGCCATGGGGCGGCTGTGCGCAAAAAATTTGTGTGCCAGATTCAGCTAATCCATTAGATGCGCTAAATGACATGTTAGACGCAGAAGCATTAAAGCTAGCAATGAGCGCAAAAGAAAATGATGCTGTTAATAACCGTCAAGATTGTGTCGTAATGGTAGCAGCTGGGCTAGCTGTTTATGGCACAATTAAAGGAGGTCCTATTGCCGGTTTAGCATCTGGTGCAGCTGGGGCAGCGGCGGCAAACATGGCTTGCAGAAAAGTATTTCCTGTTTAAATTTGGGAAAAATTATTTATGAAAATGATAGCGATTAACTTAGCAATCATGGCAATTTCATGTGTCACAATGTTTAGTCCTGATGTAATAAGAATTGACGATGGGATAGTAACTCTAGGGCTGTATACAGGATCACATGGCGAGAGTTTTTATAAAGATAATTTTGAAAAGGCAATAAAAAAAATCTGTAAAAAGAAGTATGTAGTTGTTGAGATAACAGATTGGCCATCAACTTTAGAAGCTGAAGAAATTGAAGAAAATTATTCATATTGGGTAGTTCAATGTTTATAAGCGCAAAAGATTTGATCAAATTGCAAAGAGAATTCCCATTGATACTTGAAAAAGCGATAGATTGTGCTGGATCAGTTAGGAGGCTATCACTCGCGACGAATATTCGTCAGCATACAATTGCGGGATGGTTAAAGGGAAGCATACCAACATTAGATAACATTATAAAAATAATGATGTATTATAATGATGAAAAGCATAAGACTTAATCTTCATATTTTGCTTTATAGCAGTAGCACCTTTGTAAAAAATCACATATTTCAGTTGGAAGACCATCATTTTCATATGCTAGAAATAAGCTAGCTCCGTATGATATAAATGATCTAATTGATAGTATTTCATTACAAATCATTGATATCTCATTTTTAATTATTATAGGCTCACTAAAGTCAGTTATGTTGCGGATATCTTCAATATCTTTATTAGTTAATGTCATCTTTCGCCACCTGCCAAATCTACTCGATTAATAGTTCTAGATCCTTTAGTATTGGGACCAAAGGTTTTAGTTTGTCTGCCCTTCCAGTCAGCGCCAAATTTTGCATTCTCAGCTTGAAGATGATAAACAAAAAATTCCGGCAATAAAACCCTTCGCGATCTTTCCCATTGTACTGCAAACAAAACGTCACTATGTTCTGCTGAACCGCAAATAATAGGATATTGGCGGTTTGTTGATGAATGCCACAATTGAAAAAATCCGATTGGGCAATAACCATATTCAAGATGTACTAATCTTGCACCTAGCGGCAATTCTTCAACAGGGCGAACCAAATAACGGTATGCATATTGAGGATAAATTTTTTCTTGGGCTTTCATCCACTTGTCATAGGTACAAGTATTAAATCTATCACACCCATACAGATATCTTTGATCTAACTTTGCCATCATTAGCATTGTTCGAAAACGTGGTGGGAGCATTATATCTGCGTCAATATGTAAAAGCCAATCACTATGTCTTAAATGTGATAATCCCAAATTAATAGCTCTACCTTTATTGAATTTATCTCCATCTTCATGAAAAATAGTAGTTTTAATACAATCAACTGATAGTTTTTGGCATAGACGTGCGGTGTCTTTATCATCATGATGAGTAACCACAACCACTCTATCAAGTAGATCTAAAGTGTGGGCTAGGGTATAGGCCAAGATATCTGAAAAATTCTTACAAACTATAACAGCTTCTATAATCATTTGCTCATCCTGAGTATTTCTATTTCTGTTATTTCCACTATAATAACTCATTTGTTATTCTTATATTATTTGTTATTTTTTGATTCTTTATTATATTTTACGACGAAACCTTTTTTATATTTTTTATCTATTAAAATATCTCCATTTTCTATGAGTTGATACATTGCTTCTAAATATCTACTATCACCCAATGCATTTTTATCGACAAAGCAATAGTCATAGCATTCGATGTTGCATAAAATATAATCGTGAAACCTATTATATATCATATAGTTGCCTTTGGTTTCATTTGTGATACCACAAATGCGCCACCAAAACAATTATTATTGTGATATCCTTACTCAAACCTAATTCTAACTTTATGAATAAAAATTACTTCTTATATAGAATCTTGAATACTCACCGCACTATGCTACTATGTTAGAATGAATATAAAGCATAAAAATACCTTTAAATTTATAACATGGGATAGACTAGAGGCAATCTACGTACTTGGAGTTCTTGCGCATTTGCGCGGCAATCGCACAAAGACGGCAAAAGCATTAGGATATACCATAAGAACTTTTAGACTCCGATTACAAAGATGGGCAGCAATGGGATTCTACATTCCTAAACATCTACGTAAAGATCCACATAAATAGGGTCTTATATTATTACAAGTTTAATAGGATAATATTTATATCTAAATAATGATATAATATATTGTCACTTATGGAGATATTTTTTATGAAAATTACAAGCAATTCAATGATTTCAGCTAGTATTTTATTAGCTTCATTGCCAGCTATATCTTGGGTAATAGATATATATTGTTCAACTAAAGTAATGGCGGTAGAGATTCAAGAGCTGCAAAAAGAAAGAGCATACATTAGAAATAGACTTGATGATATTTCAGAGAAGCTTTCAAAGATATCTGGCTTGCTGGTAGAAAAAAATAAAAATGAAAATATGATGCTAAGACAAAACATCAAAACCCAATAACTATGTTAATATATTCATTAACAATCTTTTGCAGGAGGTATCATGGTTAAATTTTTGTTTTTATTTTCATTTTTATTATGTTTATGTCAATGTGGACTTAACGCAGCTGAACGCCCTACATGGCAATCAGCAGATTACAAACAATTTTTTTCTACCGGTTTAAAAATTCCGGCAAACTGGAGATTGAATGCAAGATTTCAATCGGCAATAATAAAAGGCCAAAGCTTACCGACTAGCTATGATTTGAGAACTAAAGGAATTTCTCCGGTTGAGCTGCAAGGGTCATGCGGCTCCTGCTGGGCGTTTAGTGCGGTAAAGACTCTACAAGATGCATATTGGTTGAATGGCGAAAAAATTAATGCCTCTGAGCAATACCTTGTAAGTTGTAACCCTTGGGGTTGGGGATGCCAAGGTGGATGGTGGGCACATGATATGCATTTGCCCCCAAAGGGTGGAGTCATAGAGAGCGAATTTCCTTATGTTGCTCAAGATGTTCAATGCAAAGGTGGTCTAACTTATCGCTACCCGATCGAAAGTTGGTCATACCTCAGTTCTGGTCAAGATGGAATTCCATCAATAGAAGAAATAAAATCGGCGATTTACAACTACGGTACAATATCGGTAGCCGTAGCGGCCGACTCAGCATTTCAATCGTACTCTTCTGGAATTTTTAATAGTTGTGAGTCAACATCGCTTAACCACGCTGTTAATCTAGTTGGTTGGGATGATGCCGGACAATATTGGATCATGGAAAATTCTTGGGGCACAAATTGGGGAGAGCGCGGTTTCATGCGTATTAAATGGAATTGTAACATGATCGGGTATTCAGCAAATTTTATTAAATATAAGCAGAATCCTAATCCGAACCCTGATCCAAATCCCGATCCAAATCCTACCCCTACACCTGATCCTGATCCAAATCCTGATCCTGATCCAGGACCACCGCCAGCTTTACCATGTATCTATCATAACGTAGGGCCAGATGTTAGTGCGAGAAGAGGAACAACAATCATAATTGGCAGCAAACCGCAAGATGGCGCTTACTATCAGTGGTATAAAAATAGGGAATTATTAGAGGATTGGAATAGTTCTCTAATGCGAATCAAACTGTCAAATACGCCAGGCATTCGTATTTATGAATCAATTGCTTATACAAAAGATGGGTGTATTGATTCAGATAAAATTAGAATTTATGTAAGATAGTGTGTTATTAATAAATTGTTGAGTTGTGTTGTTTTTTAGTATCGTCAAAAAAAGCCTAGGTACGCACTAGGCTTTTTTTTTATGACCATGATAAAATAAAATAGCTAGACGACTCCATAGCATATCAGTCAATTGGCCCAAATAAAAAATTTATTTGGGCTTTTTGTTCGCAAAATCAAAAAAATGTTTTACGATTATTGGCGCAAAATGTTATCAACTTTTGCTCATGCTTTAGGAGGAAAAAAATGCTGGATATTGAAACGCGCAAAGAAGATCTCGTTGGAAATTTAAAATACGGACCTTGGCCAAAATATTTACAAAATCAAACTTTTAGAATTCATCATTTCGCAAATAGGTGCGCAATGACACATGCTATTGTAAATATAATTAACTATACTGATTTTAAATCTGATGAAAAGTTAGTATTAGTTACAATTATAACTAAAATGTTGCTTCCTGATAGATTAGATAGAGTTTGGTTATCATATGATGAGATTTCTAGAGTAACCAATTTAAAAAAGGATAAAGTTGCTAGAATAGTAAAAAAACTGAGATCAGAAGGTTTTATTATTAATAATTATGAAGGAAGATTATTCTTCAATGATAAGCGTGGAATGTCTTATCAAATTACTAATAAATTATTTTTTTACTACCATTTTGCCGGAAAAACAGTATCTGAAGATATGACTTTTTTCGAAGATGAGCTTATGGTAAACAATAAAGACTCATGAATAGTTATTAATTAATTTGTTTCAAAAAAAAGGAATTAGAAAGAGGCATAGCGTACAGCACCTCTTTCAAAAAATTCCATTATATCATGTTACAAAAAGTAACAATGATGTTATATAAAAGGAATTATGGTTAATGTCAAATACTTTATCTAAGTCAATAAATATTTTACAAACGCCGGTTAAGGGCGGTAGGCATCTTTTATGCATATATAGACTTGATAATTTGACCGCTTATGAAAAGCATTTATTAGTTTATCTTGGCGGTAGAAGTTCATTTAATGGACTAGACAAATATGGTAAGTTTTCTGACGATACTTATGTAAAAATATCTATTTCAGATTTAGCGATAGAGTTATCGTTAGGCGAGACAACAATTAAAGCTACAATTAAAAATTTAGTCGAAAAAGGCTATATTAATAAAACTAATAACGAATCAAAAATTGGCCGCACATATTCAAATTATTATCATGTAACAGATAAAATATTCAAGGAATATGAAGCAAAATATCTCATAAATAGCAATAAAGAAAACATAATTATACCATCAAATAATAATATTAAATATGAAATAGACTCAAATATATCTGATACAAAAGAGTCAACTAATTATGAAGTTTATGATAACCATCTAGAACCAAATATTGAGCCAATCAAACAAATAATATCAGAAGAACCAAAGAAAGTTAAAAAACAACTATCAAGAAGAGCTAAAGATAGACGTTTAAATGAAATAACATCTGTAATATTTGGAATGTCAGAATATTATGACACGTCAAATATTAAGAGAAAATTAGATTTGCCATTTAGCGCCAAAGTATCTTTATTATCTGGAATGGAAGCTATCTACGGGTTAGATAAAGTTGAACAATTTTATGATTGTGTTATAAAGTGTCAGCTAATAAACTATGTTCAGCCAGATGGAGAATGGTTAATAAGAGTATTTAATGATTTACCTAAATTTATTTATGACAAAACTAATGAATATAATGAATTAATTGCTAGGGCGCTCGAAGAACAGAAAGTCTCATATAATTTATGAAACCATGTTACAAAAATAAATATTTTACTATCGATGATTGTGCTAAATATTTATCAATAACTAATACAGAGGTTATAAAATTAATCATATCAAATAAGCTAAAAATCTATAGGAAAGATCGACAGGCTTTAATAATTAAAAGCGAAGCCGATTTTATATTGAATAAATAAATATAAGAACTATTTATCTATATAAATTCAACGTCTACCTTATATTTGATATTTTGTCATAATCTATAATGCGCTAATATATTAATCATAATAAATAACAAAATTAATACGTCACATTTATAACGTCAAATTAATGTAAGTCAAATATATTATATGACATTAATTTAGTCGCCACACGACCACTTATGACAATTAAGTAGTCGCCACGCGACTGGTGGTAGTCGCCACGCGACCCCTTACGACAATTAAGTAGTCGCCACGCGCCCACCGTATATTCCTTCTCTATCCACTTATATATTCCTATATTTTTTACACACACTTTTTGGATGCCAAAATGTTTAGATTGCCAAAAAGTATAATGCTGGGGGCGCCACGCCCCCAGACCCCCGAAAAAAATGTACTGATTACTGTATTTTTTTATGATTTAATTATTAATGCAGTCAATTCGAAGTTCCTTCGACCATAGGTCAATAGACAGCATAAATATTTTATGCTGTGTTTTTTTTAAATAACTTCTATGTTATCAATATCAACAGTTAATTTTGATAAACTTTCTAGTTCTGAATGAAATAGCAATGTTGTTATTTTTTTATAATTAAGTTTATTTCCAAAATATGACAATGGTATCTCAAATTTAGCATAATTATTATTTAGTTTTAACTGTACAGAATGACCACTACTTATATTATCTACTAAAGTTATGAATATATATGATTGCTTATTTGCTTTAGCTATGAATAATAATTTTTTGTATCTTGATATGTCTATATCTTTCCAATTATTGAATCCGTAACCAACAACAGATAAATTGTCTCTATAGTTGTTATTTTTTTGCACTATATCTCTAAATAATATTATTCTGATATAATTATTATTTAATTTAGGGCTACTAATTACTTCTTTAATAATAGATCCATGAACATCTAAGCTAGTTCCTATATTAAATTTCTTTCTATGGCCATCATAAAGAATTTTTCCAGATGATTCATTAGTAATAATAAGCAGTATCAATATGAACAAAATAATAGATATTAAGCAAGCTGTATAATCTATAAACCTTATTTCATTCATATTTAATCTTTCCTACATTTAATATAATTATTAAAATAATTTTTACTGACTTTTTAATATACTAAGATAATTAAATAAAACATCAATAATCTGTGCAGATTGATAAGCATAATAGCCAACAATTTGCCTAACTTCTTCTTTGTCTTTGTGCGGTGTATCGATTAAAACCTTTTGCCACCACTCAAGTTTATCTTTGGCCTTTTCTAGCTCGGAAAGAATTAAGATAAGTTTCTTATCATGTGAATCGGTAGAGTTGATCAGCTTTGGTATTTCAACGTCTGAAGGCTGATCAGTCATTTTCTTTACAAATTTACTAGTGTCCCTATTACGTTCTGACATTCTCGCCTCTCAATTTTAGATTGTTATAGTTAGCTTGCATTATTATGTCAAAAAAAGCATCTATTCCATTAATTTCATAGTTATCATTAACAACACATACAGTAAGTTTTTTTAGCGCAAACTCTATTTGTGATCTAGATATCGTAATTAGATCGTTTTCAGTAATCCAGTTCATGCTTAATATATCCTTTGGCCCTAAATTTGCGACTTCTCGATTACACTTATAACGTAGTGCTCCACCGCTTAATATTATCCACTCGCCCCGATCAAAATTCATGATCGCCGCCCCACTATCTAAAGCGTTTTGCACTGCGTCAATTATGTTCATTAATCGTTTTCCTCATCATCTGAATAAAAGTCACGGATAAACCAGCCAAGATTATCTTTTTCGATCTCGGCTTCATCTGTGGACACATGTAAAAATTTATCATGCAATAGAATAGTCGCATTGTCACCATCACACCGCACAAAAGCAAGTTTATTTTGCCCATTGATATTTCTAGACCATGGCGTATCAGGCAAAACAACCGAATTGTCACTATTAAAGTATCTTTTCATTTGTAAGCCCTTCTTTTTGTAATTAAAAATTACTTGTTTTATAAAAGAAAGTTTATAGTTATATAATATCAATTATGCAATAAAAAAGAAGAGGCTTTTAGTTAGAAAGTCAATAATTTATCTAAATCAGACTTTGAAAAACCAGGGCAAACTTTATGCTTATCGAATTCATTATGGCAATGCCAATTATTTAGATTGATACCTGTTAATAGATTAATCTCTTTGCTTAGTTGCTTTAGTGCAGTTATTTGTTTTGAAAGCATAAACTTAGTTCCTATATAACAAACGCCTATACTTCGCTTATTAACACTTTCACAATGAGCGCCAACATCAGTTATTGGCCTTCCTGTCTCAATCACTCCGGCTCTTGTAATTACGTAATGATAGCCTATCATTTTCCAGCCTCTAGCTTTATGCCATTTATCAATATCCTTTGCTCTAAAACGGTCATAACCTGGATCATTTGGTTGATAATCTGGAGTAGCTGAACAATGTAGGATAACTATTTGGGGTATGAAGATCATGCTAACCATTTTCGTTTGTTCTTTTTAGACAGATGTCTATTGACTGTTTTGCCAGAAATTGCTGATAGATCTAGAATAAGATGGCCGTCTACTATTTGAGCTTTGCCAATTTCAATCATGACACGTAGAAAAGAATCAGCCGGCCATTTTCTTGTTCCCCTTAAATAACACCATAAGCTGCTCAAATGCATGTCACAGTTTTTAGCTAAATTAGACATGTTAAATTTTTTTGGCGTTTCGTCTTCAGTTTTTAATTCCTTTTCTATAGATTTATTTACTATCAATGTTGATAAAGATTCATTATTAGTTTTCATATATTACCCTATGCGTTAATATGAGTTAATAATTTTTCAATATATATCTGTAAAAAATTAAGTTTAACATTTAGATCGTGTTTAGTTTTATTATCAATTGTCCAATCTTGAGTAGTTAAACACTTACCGATACAATAGTTAACTTGCGGAATAATCTTTGCCAAATTTTCAGCAATGATCTGATATTCTAAAGCATTACTATCAATTCTGATTTCTGATACTTCTCCACTCTCTCTTACTTTTACCGCTTTACTTTTGCGTTTTTTCATTAGCTCGCGACGGCTAAGGTATTCATCAACAATCTGCTGCGTCTTTTCTAATGTTTTCCCAACAATTGCACTAAGTACATAATCTTGATATTTTGGCTCAATGCGACTAAGTTGTATTCCTTGTTCGATTGTGATTTTATCTTCTCTGATTGCCAGCGCAACAAGCTCAGAGGTACATTTTTTACTCATTTACTATCTTTCCGGTCGATTAGATTTAATGTGTCAACTACTATTTGAAAGTCATTTGCAACTATGTAAGTCACACCAGCTTTTTTTAATTTGAGCATCCATAGTGCCTGTTTTGCGCTGAGTTTTCCTGTGTCACTCTTCAACTCAATGGCAAACATTTGGCCAGGTACATTATTCAATACGCCTATTATGTCAGGTAATCCAGCCATTTCATTTTTAGTATAGACGCCCTCATGTCTGATGATTGGCCCGACATAATTACGCCAAAAACAATAGTTTTTTAAGCTCAAATACTGATACACCATGCTTTGTAAAACTGATTCTTTCATAACTTGCCTCATATTATTAATGAAGCAAGTCTATATTTTCTAGCTATTTACGGCTACTATTTTTTTGTTGTGCAAAATATCGGTAGCGTTTGATCCTGATCTTATATCTTGATAAACATTGCGCAATTTTACCATATCATCATCATTAATTTGGCTAATTGGCTTATTTAGGTATGTTTCCAGATCATTTGATGATACTTTTAGTTCTCTAAAAATAGATACTATATCTACAGAGTTTACTTGTTTTGTGCTGCTTTTATATTCACAAGATTTAGTATCTCTGCCGTGCGGTGAATCAGTGCTATTTATATTGCCATTTGACCGACTAAAATCTAAACCGAGTCCATCTACTTCTTCGGCTGGTGTGCTCTCATATCCGGCCATGTGCATAATCCAGCCTAAGCCAAGACGACAAGCCTTGCCAGTCGCTCTGGTTATCGCCATAGACCGCCTTGCATAATCGTCAGCGTTAGACCATCTTTTTTCTTTAAAACTACAAATTGCGCTGCCTCTAGCTACTACTTGACCATTTTTGATATTAAGCAATTCGACAACAGCTTCCCAAATCCCTGGACTAGTTTCAACAACACTCTTTTCCGTTGGCAGACATCCCATCATTGAGCAAAGCACTGCCCAGCCATCAACTTTGACATAATATTGCTGGCCGATCTTTATAGCTAAGTTTTGACGTTTTATTACGTCCGCCAATGTTGTGGCCATTTGAGCGGCAATATCGATCATTTGTTTTGGATTGGCACCAAATATTGGTACTAATTTTGTATCTTCATTGATTACAGTTAATTCATTTTTCATTTTTATCTCTCAAGTTATGATTGTTTTTAATTCGTACTTTGTTTTAAAGTTTTTGTCGATCTCAGTCAATTTAGCCTATTAATTCCTTTCATCGATTATGTTAGCAAATCGGCATAAAGCCTTTTAATGACAAGATTATATTATTTCATATTGCAAAAGTCACACTAAAAAATAAAAAAATTTGCAAACAGCAACGAGAAAAACGATATGTTTTTTCAACAAAAATATGCTATTACATCGAATCAAAATTAATTTAAGGAGTATAGCAATGAGAACAAGGAAAGAGCCTTTAAGTCCAAAAGTTCATGAGTTTAAATCAATGAAAACTTGCATAATGATGTTAGATAAATTAGATAAACTTCAAAGGGATCGCGTGTTAAAATATTTAACAGATTATTATAATGAAGATGGCGGGGACGCGTTATCATCATTAGACTGTCCTGGAGATTTATAATCTAGAATGAAAAATTTACCGCCAATAGACGATTATGTTGATATAAAAATAGATGATAATAACAGTGATTCTATTGGCGTTTCAGTTCCAATAAAAAACTGCGAAAATAAAATAAAATATCTTTATGAATTAGATGACATTGACAGGAACATTATAAAATATCTTACAATTTATCCTGAAATGACAGCGACAACTTTAGGTCAAATTCTGAATCTAAACGCGCAAACCATTAGAAACCATCGTAACAAGCCAGTCGTTAGATATGCAATGCAAATCCAACAACAGACTACTGATGAAATTTTGGAAGAATGCGCAAAAAAGGCTGGGAGGAGACTTTTAGAATTAATAGCAGATAATAACCCATTGATCGCATTAGCAGCTTGTAAACTAGCTCTTACAAAACAAATGAAAACACCAACAGATGTACAAGACACAGCAGCAATAGTTTATAGAACAACATTTGCGCCAGATGGTTCATTAGTGCAAGATATTGTCAGAGAAGAAATTGGCATGATTGATGAGAAAAAAGCAAAATAGGATAACAAAGTTATGGTAGAAGCAACTCCAATTCCTGATATTGTAGAGATCAATGCTACATACCACACAAAATGTGGTAACCATTCAAAAATTATAAGTAAAAAAGAGAAGCTTGATCAAAATGGTAAGCCTTATAACGAATTCAAAGGAATTTTGATTAATGTTGTAAATGGTTTTGAGATATTGCGTAATAGATCTCATTACTATAACGGCCAAGGCAAGTGGTTAAATTATCCAAATGGGATTCATGATCTTGCGAAAAAATGCGACCACTGATTTAATCATTCATAAAATAGAGCCACCGCACCCCCATTCTAAAAAACAGGAATTTTTGTTCACTTGTTTATCAGTACCAGGAATCAGAGAGATATGGTGCTGCTGCGGCACCAAGTTTGGTAAGACAATTTCTGGATCTGTAGCACAAATCAATCAAGCTCTACAATGTGCGCCTGGCTCAGTGCATCGCTGGATAGCGCCAATCTATAGCCAAACTTTCCCAGCAATCGACTACTTCAAACGGATTCTACCGCCTGAGCCTTATCGCAAAATTAACAAAGCAGATAACTCGATCATATTGCCAGCCACAGATACACGATTTGAATTTTGGCATGCCCAAAAACCTGAAAGTTTAGAGGGCGCAGCTATAAGATCGTATGTTTTCGACGAAGCTGCTAGACAACCATCATCGATCAGATACTCAGCTCGCACAACAACAACGCGGACTAAAGGACCGATGTTATTCATCAGCTACCCCTTTGGTAAAAAGAATTGGTTTTGGGATGGGTGCAACGAAGCCCGCGAGCATATGGCTTGGTCTTACAAAAAAGGGTTACCGTTTGAGAAAATATTTATCCATGCAAGGACCATAGACAATCCCCATATCGATCAAGCTGTGATAGATCAGGCTAAGAATGACTTACCGGATCGTCTGTTTAGGCAGTACTATCTCGCTGAGGCTACCGACGAAGGATCAATTTTTAGTGTAAGCCAAATTGTCTATGGAGATAAAATAGATGTTGAAGGTGAACGTCAACGCTGGATTTCACCAACAGCAAAAGACGCTACTGTTGTGATTGGTGTAGACTGGGCAAAAACTATAGATTACACGGTAATGACTGCAGTCGATCTCAGCTCAAAAAAAATAATCGCGTTTGATAGATTCCATAAAATGCCTTACACCGCACAAATAAAAAGACTTGCTAAGTTTGCTGGAATGTTTAAGGCGGTCGATATGATCATTCATGATAAAACTGGAGTAGGACAAGCAATAGATGACCAACTTTGCTACATAAATCAACCATTTCACGGCGTAACTTTTACTAACCAGCTTAAAAATGAGTTAGTAACTAATCTGATGACAGCTATTGAGCATGAGCAAATTTTCATTCCAAAGTGGATGGAAGCGATTAAAGAACTAGAGGAATATGAATTAAATGTATCTTCTACCGGCTTACCAATTTATGGCGCGCCTTCCGGCAAGCATGATGATATTGTAATGTCAATCGTTCTAACCAACTATGGTCTAATGCGATATGGTGGGCAATCATTTGAAGTGACATACCTTGAAGATGTTGCCTCTAATAACAAATTGGACAAAAATGAAGTATTAGAATGGTATTATGCGGATGATGATGATTAGAATTTGACAAAATGCAAAATATTGGTGAGATATGGACCAAAATATAAATAAAGCAGAATCTCCAAAAACTAGTTCATTATCGACTAAAGACATCCGCGAAATTAAAGATTTTGACTACTTAATGCATGAAATAGCAATTGAGAATCAAAAAGATTTCAATCTAGTCAGAGATTACACAGACAGAGAGAGTGGCCTTTGGAGTATCGAACAAAATGCGGTTATCGATCCAATGACACTAAAGGCGCTATTCTACGATGAAGATTGGATTTTCATCGTAGTTGACCTTTGCGCGCTTAAGATAAGTAAACAACGAATGAAAGTTTATAAGAAAACCCAAAGTCCTGATGGCAAAAGGACAATTGTTGAAGAAGTGCCAAATCATCCACTCAATAGGCTACTTGATAGGCCAAATCCTTATCAAGATTATCATGCTTTTATGTACTCAATCGTTGTTGATAATATTGTCGGCGGCAATGATATCATTTACAAAGGACTCGTATCCCAAACATTATATCTAGTACCCTTTGAAACCGTGTCTTTGAGATTATCTAGCAAAAATGATGAAGTAATTGGGTATGACAAACTAGCCTGTGATCAATACGGAGTTATGAGTAAAATTGG